ATTTGCTGTGTTTTGTGCAAGATTGGTTTGTGATTTGTTTCCAAATTCGTTTGTTGTAATACCAGAATTTGCAAAATCGTCGTATTGATTCAATTCAGGCACAGTAATGCCGTCTTCTATTGTTCCTCTTTCTTCATCAAACATACTAGTTATAATGTTAGTAATAACACCCATTTTGCGAACTTTGGTTGGAGGACTAATGTAAATCGGTACGCTGAAAGTAAGTGTAGCAATATCTATTTCTGAATCGACACCTACAGGAACACTGCGATTAGACCATTGTACATTTTCAAGATTTACAACAGTGATACTTGTCCAATCTATAAAGTTATCTGTAGTTTGCATTTCTAAACTAGGATTAAAAAGTACAAGTATCTGTTCTAATATTTGTAATTTTTGATCTGTATTAGTTGTCCATATATCTGCGTTAACACGCATCATATAAGGTGTTGGTATCAACCTTTCGACTGTATAGTTTTTACCTTGATAATTCAGATATTCTTCGTTTGTTTCATCGTAAGCTCGTTCTCTGATATTTGTCTTACGTGTATATGTTGCATCTGTAAGCCTGTCCTTATCTAATTCTAAGCCTGTTAGATAAACAGCGATACGAGGTGCACTAGGCAATTTGTTTTCAGAATTTTCTCTAATTATATTTGCAACTTGTCTTGTTAGATCTCCATATGTAACAGGTACTTCCTTAGTTCTCCCATCGCCTTCTTTGATAGGAAAATTACTAAGTATGCGCATCATTTGTGTAAGATATCTTCTTACTTGTCCGTCATAAAAGTGTTGCATCAGTTATCCGCCGTTGGTTTCTTTGGCCTAAGTGCTTTAGACAAACTTTGTCTTTCTTCAACTTCTTCACCGCTTATTGTGTTGACATTTGTGTTATTAATAAATGTTGTTTTATAAGTTTGTCTTTCTAGTGTATTGCTTAGTGTCATTCTTATATCGTCTGTTACTTTCACCCACCTTGACCCGTCATATCTAAACATTCTATTTGGTAAAAAGTCTGTACGTAAAAAGTAATCTCCTTCATTGTTGTCTCTTGGGAATTGTATACCAAATCCAAATGGTGCACCGTTTGGAGCAACATCGCCTGTACCAACTAGGTATCCTGAATAACCTTCACGTTCTGGTCTATTAGTTACTTCGTCAGCACTTACTGTAAACCCGCTTGCATCTAGTTCTTCTGAATCGGCTGTTCTAAGGTCAATACTTCCGTCATCATTTGTTGCTACTGTATAGTAATGGTTTATATCATATCCACTCTTAGGCGCATCTGCTTCTGCCTGTGCTACTACAGCATTATTAATTTGCATTTCTTTTTCATATGAAGAAAGAATGTCACGTAGTGTATTATCACTACCTTCTTCTGCAGGTAAATCTAAAATTTCCTTAAATTCTGTACTATCTACGATTTGTTTTAATTTTAGTCTGTATAAATGCGGATACCAAGTTTGACTAAATCCTTCTGCTGCACGATTTACATCTTCTACTACATAAAATCTTTTTAATGCAATAGTATAATCATTAAGTGCATATTCGTCTTTGAGATGCGGAAGTTCAACTACATCACCTGGCATAATTTTTCTACCAAGTGTTTTTACTGAACTGTTTATATGAATTGTCATAAACAGTGTATCATTACTTAGAAACAATCCAAACTGTGAAAGATCAAAATCAATGTCTTGAACATTATATATGCCTCTCATAGAGTAAACGTCAGGATCATATTTCCTGTCTCTATTTTCTAAGAAAAGTAAATCTTGAATATTTGTTTCTTTTACAGCATCATATTGCGGCTGATCAGCAGTTGCTTCGCCGTCTTCTGGATTAGCTGGACCTAAATATTTGTGTATATTAATGTCTGTGCCGCCAACAGTAAACATTTCATAGACTTGCTTGTCTATAAAATGATAATCATTGCCGCGTTCTGGTTTATATAATGATAGTCTTGGCATATACATATTTATCGATAACATAAATACTATACGGAGAACTTCTATGGCAAATCTAGCAACACAAAAACAAGAAGTATATGATTATGTTAATACATTCCTAGGTGGAGGGATGATTGATGTTGAATTAGATCCTATACATTATGAAACTGCACTTACAAAAGCATTAACAAAATTTAGACAGCGGTCAGATAATTCAGTTGAAGAATCATATATGTTTTTAACTACAGTTATTGATCAAAATGATTATATTTTGCCTAATGAAGTAATCGAAGTGCGCAAACTATTTCGTAGAAGTATTGGTTCTAGAACAGGAGGCGGCGACGGCGGCAGTTTGTTTGAACCATTTAACTTAGCATATACAAATACTTATTTGTTGTCCAGCTCTAAAATGGGCGGACTTGCTACATATGATCTTTTTTCTCAGCACCAAGAGCTAGTGGGCAGAATGTTTGGTTCGTTTATTGAATTTAAGTGGAGCAATACTAGTAAAAAATTAACACTATTACAACGCCCTAGAGCAGAAGAAGAACTGTTACTTTATTGCTATAACTATCGTCCTGACTCTGAATTACTAAGTGATTACCTGGCTGTTCAATGGATTAAAGATTACACACTTGCAAGTTGTAAATATATGCTAGGTGAAGCACGTTCAAAATTCGCTACTATTGCAGGTCCACAAGGCGGTTCAACTCTAAACGGAGATGCACTTAAAGCAGAAGCACAAGCAGAATTAGAAAAATTAGAGTCAGATGTATCTCTTGCTGTGCCTGGCGGAACAGGTTACGGTTTCTTAATTGGTTGACAAAGTTACTATTCTACGTTATACTTAATTTTATTAAATAGAGGTATAAAATGAAATTGCTAGTAATTGGGCACGGCCGCCACGGCAAAGATACCGTTTGTGAAATATTACAACAAAATTATAATTTAAGTTTTGAATCCAGTAGTCGATTCTGTTCAAAACTTTTTATCTATGATATGCTAAAGGACAAGTATGGATATACTAATGAAGAAGAGTGCTATGCTGACCGGCATAATCACAGAGCAGAATGGTATGATGCTATCTGTGATTTTAATAAAGGCGATGGAGCTCGCTTAGGTCGAGAAATATTTAAAGAACACGACATATATTGCGGATTGCGTAACAAGCGTGAATTCTTTGCAATGAAAAATACAAACGTATTTGATTATTGTATTTGGGTAGATAGAAGTGATCATTTGCCTCCAGAACCTAAAGATAGTATGAGTTTAGAGCAATGGATGTCTGATTTTACAATTGATAATAATGGCACAATAAACGAACTTATGTTTAATACATACCAACTTATCGAAAATCTAAAAGTCGGGCGTAAGGTCGCCTTGCTTCCAACGTGAACCTTCTTTTTGCATTATCCTTTGACAATTAGCACATATTGTTTTTAAATTATTAGGACGGCAATTATTTAAATCTCCGTCTATATGATATACATTAAATTGTTCTTGGTGTTTACTTGTGTGTCCGCATTTTTCACAAGTATCTTTTTTTTCATAACCTCGTTGTTGCCATTTTGGTATGCCGTGACCTACTCCATTACGCAGGCAAGTTTCGCAAAGGCTGCGATAATATGTTTTATTATCTTTTTTGTAATTAATTGCAGCAGGACGTTGTCCGCATTTGCATAATGGCCTCATAATGTATTTACCTCACCTTTTCGATACCTTTTTTTGGTGCGATTACCTGGTGAAATGTTTGTAAATTAATAAATACAACGTATAGAACAATATCATTTTGATAGGAGAAAAGAAAATGGCATTAGTATCACCAGGCGTAGAAGTCAATGTAATTGACGAATCATTCTACACTCCGGCCGCAGCTGGTACAGTACCTATGATTTTTGTTGCAACTGCTACGAATAAAACTTCGAGCAGCGGCGCAGGAATTGCAGCAGGTACAACCAAAGCAAACGCTGGTAAACCATATTTAATCACCAGCCAAAGAGAGCTTGGTGAAACATTTGGAGATCCGTTATTTTACTCAGATGCAAACGGCAATATGATTCACGGAGGTGAATTAAATGAGTACGGACTACAAGCAGCTTATTCAGTTTTAGGCGTATCTAATAGAGCATACGTTGTAAGAGCTGATTTAGACTTAGGAAAACTAACAGCAAAATCAGACGCACCTGGCGGTGAGCCAGCAAATGGTGCGGCTTGGGTAGACACTCAAACAACTAGCTTTGGTATCTTAGAATGGAACGGTGCACCTGTTACTTCAACAGGCGGACAGTCATTTTCAGTAGTACCAAGAACAGTTTTAGTTGAATCATCTGATATAGATTCAAATACATCAGCACCAAAAACATCAATTGGTCAAATAGGCGATTATGCTATAGACGGTACGATTGCTGCAGGTGATGTTGCTACTGAATTTAGAGTGTTTTATAAAACACCAGGCAGAACTGCAAATGCAGGATCTGCAGGTGACTGGGTAAGAGTAGGATCTACACAATGGTCAGCAAGTTGGCCAGTTGTAAGAGGTACAAAAACTCCAGTTTCAATTGCACTCAGCGATACTATTACAATTAATGGTTTAGAAGTTACTGCAACTGGTACAACAATTACACAGCTTGCTACAGACATTAATGCAAGAGGAATCGCAGGTGTAACAGCAGCAGCAGTTGATAGCGCATTAGAAATATATTCTACCGGAGTAGATGTTGTAATCGAAACAGGTGACGGAGCACTAGTTGGTGATGAAAACACTGCTTCAGAAGATGGCGGCGCACTAGGTATTATTACAGGTACATATGCTGCACCTAAAATTACAATTGCTCCTCATACAAGTGTTCCTGCTTACAAAGATGGCGGAACAGCCGAAGCACCTACAGGTTCATTGTGGATTAAAACTACACAACCAAACGGCGGTGCAAATTTCAGTGTTAAACAGTACAACAGTGATACACAATTATGGGAAAGTGTTGATGCTCCGATGTATGCATCACCAGAAGCAGCACTATTTGGTTTAGATAAAGCCGGTGGCGGCTCAAACCTTTTAGCTGGTGATTTGTATGTAAATGCAAATATTAATGAAACTAATCCTATTTTAGTAGATTTCCAAGTAAACGAAAGAGTAGCAAACGGCGCAACAGTTGTTACAGGTGATAAGATCACAACTAATCTAACAGCAGGTACTTACTCGTTCACTTTAGAAGAAACCACAGCAGGAAGTCTAACAAGATCAGCTAAGACAATGACACTAATTACACTGGGTGCAAGTACAGACGCAGATAAACTAGCAGCAGCGATTAATGCAGCAGGATTTACTAACATTGTCGCTTTAGTTGACGCTTCAAACAAAGTAAGCATCCAACATAAATTAGGTGGCGATATTAGAGCAGCTGATACAGACGGATTGCTAGGTCTAGCAGGATTTGTTGCAACAGGCAACAATAAAAAAGCAAATGTTTACACTGCTCCTACAGTTTATTCAGAAAATGATTTAGTATTTTCAAACTGGAAGCCGCTAGAAGCAACAGCAAGCGACGATGCGCCTGCAAGCCTAACAGCAGGTGGCGAACTATGGTATAGCTCCGTAGTTGACGAAGTTGATATGCTAGTACACGACGGCAGCGGCGGCTGGAGAGGATACCTTAATGTGTATCCAGACACAAATGCTACTGGTCCAATTGTAAGTGCTACTGCACCTACTGTACAGACAGACGATGTGAGCCCGCTTGTTGAAGGCGATCTTTGGATAAGCACAGCAGATATTGAAGAATATGGCAATGTATACCGTTGGAATGCTACTTTATTACAATGGGTTCTAATTGATAAAACAGATCAAACAACAGAAAATGGAATACTATTTTCAGATGCACGTTGGTCAGATGCAGGTTCTAACTCAGCAGCAGCTGATATTGATGAACTACTAGTCAGTGATTACTTAGACCCAGATGCTCCAGATCCAGCACTTTACCCAGAAGGTATGCTACTTTGGAACACACGCAGAAGCGGATTTAATGTAAAGCGTTTTGAGCGTAATTACATTGATACAAGCGCAGACAATGGAAGATTCCAAGTTGTTGGCAATAGTGGTGACCTTGAAGATCAGTCTATGGAAGCATATTATCCACACAGATGGGTAACTGATTCTGGAAACAATGATGACGGTTCAGGCACATTTGGACGTTTTGCACAACGTAAGTCAGTTGTTCAAGGCCTACAGGCAACAGTCAATAGCAACCAAGAAATTCGTGACGAAGAATCACGTCAGTTTAACTTAATTGCTGCACCTGGTTATCCAGAACTAATAGGTGAAATGATCACTCTAAACTACGATCGCAGATTAACAGCGTTTGTTGTAGGTGATACACCAGCAAGATTGACGCCTGATGCTACATCACTAAACGAATGGGCAACTAACGTTAACCTAGCAGTTGAAGATAACGATGATGGTGCAGTAAGCCGTGATGAATATATGGCAATGTATTATCCTTGGGGCTTTACAAGTGATAATGCAGGTAACAATGTTGTTGTTCCTCCAAGCCATATGGCACTAAGAACAATCATATTGAATGACCAAGTTGCGTTCCCCTGGTTTGCTCCAGCAGGTACAAGACGTGGTGGTGTTACAAACGCTACAAGCTCAGGCTACATTAACAGCGAAGGCGAATTTGTTTCAGTAGCACTAAACACAGGACAGCGTGATACACTATACAGCAACAATATTAACCCAATCACATTTATTAGTGGTGCAGGTTTAGTTGTATTTGGTCAGAAGACTCGTGCAAGAAATGCAAGTGCGCTAGACCGCGTAAACGTAGCACGTTTGATTGTTTACTTACGTGGACAACTAGAGCTACTAGCAAGAC